GCTCGTCCATGGTGTCGGCCCACAGCAGGGAGTCGATGGCCCTGTCTGTGCTGCCGGCGTCGCGGATGTTGCCGAACGCCCTCGCCCAACCCTCCGCGTCGTCGTCGAACTGACGGCGGAACCCGGCCAATTGGTCGAAATCGAACAAATAACCGGCCCCCGGGTGATATCGCCATATGGTTTCGAGATCCTCCGGGTCGGCATCGAACGGTATGCCGAAATCAAAGAACGCGGTACGGTCGGGGATATCGCCGGCCCTCAGCCTGTCCAGGCGGTTGTTGAAATACTCGCTGCTGGCGTTGCCCTCCGTGCTCGTCCACCATATCTGCGGTCTCACGCCGGTGAGCTTCAGGCGCGTGGTGGTCGTGGGGATGAAACCGTCCTTGAGGTTCTTCGCCTGTTGTTTTGACAGGCTCCATACCTCGTCCACGTTGATCAGGTCGCCCTGCACGCCGTGGCCGGCCGCCTCGGTCGCGCCGCCCGGCCTCAGCTGGCTGCCGTTCTTGAACTCCAAGGCCATGCTGCCGTTGCTCAGGCGGGGTGGTTTGGCGAGTTTCCGCAGTCTCGATTTGCGCCATGATTTGACGAAATCGCGAAACTGGTCGTTGGCGTCCTTGCCGGTCTGGGCGAGATACCAGGTCTTGCGGTCCGGCCCCCACAACGAGTTGCGCACGTCGTAGCTTTTGGTGATGGTGGTCTTGCCCGCCTGTCGTTGGACGGTGAGCACGAGTTCGTCGTACCAGTAGGTGCCGGTGGACGGGTCGATCTCGCTGATGACATCGATGACCTGGCGTTGCCACGGGATGAGTGGCTTGCCCAGCAGTTCGCTGAACCTGGCCACGAGAGCGCCGTCGGTGGCGCGTTCCTGGTTACGCGCGGTCGCGTGGCGCGGTTGCAAGGATGGCGGCTGGTCGTGGTTCATCGCGCCGCCTTGCCCAGCAGTTCGGTGATTTCGGGGTCGTCGTCCATCGTGTCGTACATGCCCTCGAGCTGTTGGATATAGCCCAGAAGACTGGTCATGTTGCGGCTTATCTCGCGGCCGCGCGCGTTCTGCACGTCGATGTTGCGGGCGATGCTCAGCATCGATGAATAGATGAAGTCGGCCATCGGGTTCTCGGCCTTGCCGTCCCGGTACTCCTTGATGAACTCCCGTGTGGCCTTTTCCTGCGGTCCTTCGATCAGTCCCGCGTTCTCCAAGCCCTCGAAACCTGTCATGAGAAATTGCTCCAATCACAGTAATGGTGTATATTCCCTGTTTGAAGCATTTTCATAGCCTGATTTTGGGGTGCCGTCCCTATTTTCGGGCTTTTTTTATTGTTTTGTGGGGAACCAAAAACGGTGGGCGCGGGGTGTTCCTTCGCTTCGCTTCTCAAAAAAACGACGGTCACCATGCCGGCCGCGCCGGTTGCGAGCCGATCAGGCCGGCATCGGGTCCGTTGGCGAGCCCGAGGGCCGCGAGCCTTGACCTGCGAGCCTTGAGCCTCACATCGATGCCGGTCTGAGTGATGCCCTGCCGGTACCACTGGAGCACGCCGGCCTGCAACCGTTTACCAACGTCCATGCCTCGCGCCCTGAGCCTGTCCATCACCTCCTGCTTGCCGGGGTCGCAGACCGTGATGTCATAGTCCAGGGCTATCCACTCGTCCAGCAGCCGAGGGCTTCGTGGCGTGAAGGGCAGGGTCTTCACCAGCCACAGCTCCACCGGTTCCGTGACGCGCACCATGTGCCGGTAGGCCCCGTACCATGCCCCCGATGCCATACGCCTCACCCATTCCACGGTGACGTGCTCGGCGTCCGAGCCCGGCATCATGGCCTTGGCCAGTGCGTCGAAGTCCAGCACCACGGCCCCCGGTTGCCGGTGCATGTCAACGTACGTTGACTTACCGCCAGCCGGAGGGCCGATGACCGCATGGATAAGCGCGCCATACCCGTTAAGCGTCCGGTCGCCCCGAAGCGAGTTGCAGTGCTTGCACGCGCGGCGAAGGTTCGCCGGTACGGTGGGCCCGCCCGCGATATGCGGCACGATGTGGTCCGTGGTGTCGCTGTGCTTCGTGCAGCCGGGCATCCCCAGCCAGCAGTCGTTGCCCCACCGCTCGATGACCTCGGCCGAGACGACTGGCGGCACACGTTGCCTATCCCTTCTGCCCGGCATGACGCCACCTTTCCACCTCGGCGCTCTCGTACCGGACCAGCCTCGTGCCCGGCCAGCGCGTCCAACGCGGCCCCTTGCCCACTTCCTGCCGCCACTTGCGCACCGTATCCGGCTTCACGTTCAACAGTTCGGCCACCTCGACCGTCGTCAAATACCCCATCATCCCTCCTAGATCAAACTCATGCGAGACTGCATCTGCACGGTCGGCTGAGCCGCCTCGGCCCTGCGCCTGAATACGCTTATCTGCCCCTGCGCCCACAGGTCGAACTGGCGTGCGTCCAGCGTCCACGCGCCGCCGACGCGCCGCACTCCCATTGCCGGCCAGTCGCCTCCCAACGCGGCCAGTTCGGTGCCCTTGCACAGACGCAGGGCGTTCAGCACGCGCGGCGAATCAGGAAGCCCAGTGTGCTGTTCCTCGGCCAAGGTGTTGATGGAGAGCCGGAAGCCCTCCAACAGGTCGGCCGCGTCATGCGGAGCGCTCCACGGGCTCAACGCCTCGGCAAGGCTCGGTTTCGTGCGCGCCATCAGTCCACCACCCAAGCCCACGAGCCGGTCCACCGGGCCAACGCCTGCATGGCCTCGCGCGCATCCCAGCAGCGCATTCCGTACTTGCGGGTCTTAGAGACGGGGCATTGCGCCAACTGCATCAGATGGAACGCCTGGTTGTCGTCGATGCGCCCGTTACGCCTGGTCAATCCGGCCCAACGCGCGATTTGCTCGATGGTCACCAGAAACGATTCCGTGGTCTTCCGTGATTCGATGAACTCGTTGAGCTTCGGAAGCAGTCGGATACCCGCGTCCTTCAGATTCATCTCGAACGTTGCTCTGCTCATAATCCGTAATCCCCTTACGTTGGTTTCTCATGTCCCTTTTGGGAGTGAGGCTGGAGAGGTCAAGACCCGAAGATTCTCGGCCGAGACGCGCAACGCGAAATCTCGGCCGAGAATCCTCAAATGGGTCTCGCTTTCGGTCGGTCGGCCGTCGATTGCAAGAGCAGGCCGAAGCCTGCCGGGAATGGTCCCCAAATCCAGCCCCACACAATCGCGTGGTAGTGCTGCCCGATTCCGCCTTTACCAGCGGCTGGATAGGGTCGGTGGCAACCTCTTAGTCTCGCAAGTACCGCAGTTGCAATGCGGCCGGCCTCCCCGCCACCACAGCGGGGCATAGGTAGGGCTAGGCGTAGCCATACGCGCCATCACGGCCATTCCATTCTCAGTGACCCGATAGCGTCGGGCACGCATACGAACGCCTAGAGGCGTCTAAAGATACCTAGAACTACTCGGGACCGTCCGGCATCACGGCCAGCGCCTCGATCAACGCGCGCACCTCGTCGGCCGTGAGCACGTACACCTTGCTGTGGAAGTCGCGACGCTGCGCGTGCGGCGTGATGCACAGCATCAGGCAACCATTGGCCGTCACCGCGCTCTTGAACACATATCCCAGTTCACCGTTCGGCATCATTCCTCCTTCAGCAAATCGCCAAGATTCACGGCCGCGAGACACACTCCGAAGCCAACCAACAGCAACGGCGACGCCGCGACCAGCACCAACGCCTGGCAGCACTTCCTAAACACCCTCACGATCGCCTCGATTCAGACGGGTGGACACGCGCTCCGGCACATCCGCCAGCACCATGCCTGCGCACAGGCACGTCACACCCAGCAGTGCCCAGAAACCCACCACCGCGAACATCAAACCCACGAACACCGCGCAGAACACGAGAAAACGTTTATACAACCCGTGCATGCTTCGCCTCCCTGATAACCCTGGCGAACTCGCGGTTGATATGCACCATGTCACCCATCGACAGGCCATCAACCGCGAAATAATCACCATCCACACTGAAACGGATACCGAACTCATACGGGCTTCCGCCATCACCGGTCAGCCTGAACTCCGCACTGAAACGGTTCCCGCTGCACTCAGGATCAAACACCGACATCAGCGCACCTCCGCCATGCTCGGTGGAATCTTCGGCCCCTCGAGCGCGAAAACGCAATCCGGGCACACCTTCGAGTGCGGCCTCATACGCCACCCACGAGCCGACATGGCCATATCCGGGTCCTGATTCAACGGCACGAACGCCTCGGCCGCGCACACGTCACAACGAACCACATACGCAATCATCTGCAAAACCTCCATCGGTCGAACGGTTGGAAAAAGGTTCCTTCCCCCGGATGCGTAAGCTGGGAATCGCACAAAAACCAACCGTCGCAGATGACGGAGGAAGGAAGAATCAATGGGCGTAGACCTCGCGCAAATAACGTTTCTCGGCCTCACCGTGCAAACTTGGATAACCGTTGTCATAGCCGCCTTCGGGCTCATGGTGTCGCTGTTGACATTCGCGCGCGGCTGGAGATGGAGGGCCGAAGCCGCGCCGCTCTTCGCCATGCTCGAAGGCGACAAACTCCTGCGCCCGGACTTCAGCAAGGCCGGCATCGACCCTCCGATCGTCGGATACCTCGTGAACTGCGGAGACGGCAGAGCTTTCAACGTCAAAGCGATAGGCGTGAACTGCGATGCCGGACTATGGGACTGCCGGCAAATCGGCGAAACGGTTCTGGGCAAGCAAAGCGAGTGGGTCATGAACGACTGCGGAAGACTGCCGGAGCTGACAGGCGAGACCATGCGATTCTTCATCACGATCGCGCCACCGCAGAATCCTCGCCCGGACCAGTCGAGCGATCTGACGAAGCTAGAGCTTGGAGTGCATTGGGTATCATCTCCAACCCGTCTCCACCGGTGTCGATATACGCAATTCCCGATCTTGGGAGTAGAACCATGGAAGTGCGGACCCTTGGAACGACTGCGGAGATGGCATAGGGACAGGAAGGGTCATCGCAGGTTCCATGAACTCGACAGAAAACGGGCTTTAGAACAGAGAAAGATTCTGTCCTAGGAACAATCCGATACGTGCCGTCCGAGAACACCTGTACGGCGTCGTCGGACTGCACGATACCGTCCGAATCCTTGCATCGCCTGCCTTTATAGGAACCGACACCCATGCTGGCAAAAATGCCCTCATTGGCCTCGTACTGTTCAACCACATCATGGTCATAGGGAATACCAAGCCGCTTGCGGTTAACCTCGACCGAATAGACGGACACCCTCAACGAGTGACGGGCCTTGCCCTTCGCTTCTTCTGCGATCGTCCAAGCGTGCCGCGACACCAAGAGCGAAGCAACAGAAATGGCAAATGCCGACGACGACAAAACAAGGTGCCAATCCATTACTTCACCTCCAGAGGTGTTCGGCCGAGCAATGAATCAACAGAAACATCGAAGAAATCGGCGATACGAGAAACGTCGCTAAGCGTGAGAGGACGCTTGCCATGAAGCTTGTTTGAAAGTGTCTGCGGATACATGCCTATATCGCGCGCTAAGTCACGCTGAAGGACGTGATTATGTCTCATAAGCTTCTTGATTGAAGCAGAAGCATTATTTGCTAAGCACATGCGTTTAGTTATAACTAAGCTGATTTGCTTAGTCAAGCTGTTTGGACATATCGGCGTGTTGAAAAACTAAATAAAAATGTTTATTATGAACGTATGACAGCAATACTATCGGCCCCGAAGCCGCGCAAAACGTCGGCTTGCGATGTGGCAATAAACAATATCAATATGATTATCGCCGTCCGGCATATTGCCAAGAAAGACATTGCTAATGCGATGGGCAAAGTGCCGCAAGCGTTCTCAAGAATGCTCAAGCCCGGCTATCACTGGACCTTTGATGACATGCTAATGGCGTCTGACGTGATTGGCATCAGCCTTAATGATTTGACTGACCCGAATCTGACACCGGCGAAGGTGCTTCAAATACAAAAAACCGCCGCTCCCAATGGGAACGACGGTCAATTGGTAGCGGGGCATGGATTTGAACCATGGACCTCTGGGTTATGAGCCCAGCGAGCTACCGAGCTGCTCCACCCCGCGTCGGCTTGTCTCTCAGACAGCTCTATCTACAATAGGTGCAGATTCCAGAAAGTCAACATCGGCGTGTCGCGTCATCTTCCCGCGGTTTTAAAACGTGAATTGGCTCACGCAGCGAGGGGTTTGGGGCGGAGTCGGAGTCGGGGTAATAACGCGCCATAAATGGCCGTTATAGGAATGCCCCCCGGATTCAACTTGTAAGTGCAACGGCTGGTTTCGGGTCGGCTTGTTT